CAGTTGATGCAGACGAAGTGGTAATTGTGTTATTAACGGCTGAGATTTGCAACGCATCTGATGCAGTTGAGCCTGTTGCGACTAAGCCAGTTGCACCGTCACCGCAAATTGTTGAAGCAGATAGTGGCGAGTTGCCTGCGCCTTGAATTCTTGAGGGAATTGCCATGATAATCCTTTAAGTTAATTACTCATTGCTTTTGCCATTTGGTGCAAAAGCCCATCGCCACATACTTCAATCGTAACATCTTCAAAGCCTGCCACGACATTTTGAAAATCCGTTACTTGCTGTGCCATCCACGGCGCACACTTGTACGTTACATCGTTCACCATAGCGTCAATAATACGTTCGCCATTGTTACTTGTCTGCTCGTATGCGTGGTGTTCGCCATTTCGATAGCTTGAATCCATGCCAAACATAAAGATACGCTTAAATCCTTGCAACTTAGCCAATATCAACGACAAAATACCAACCGTTGTAAACCCGCCCATCAAATGAACTGGTCGAGCCTTTTCATGCTCAAGCAACTCATAAACACCAGGCGTATTGGCGTGTACTAGCACCACTTTATAACCTTCCAACGCATCAAATACTGCATCGTCGCATTGGCTAGTAATGTAAAACGTAGTCGATTGCTGTGGATTCTGAACAAATCTTACGTTCTCTGGTCGAGCATCAAGCATTACCATTACATCAGGTACGATGCCTAGCCCAATCATGTAATCGTAAGAACCGTTCATCGCCCATACTTTTGCGCCGTTTTGGTGGCGTAGCCGCAACTGGTCAATCGTGTCAACCAGACTTGGCCCACCACCAACAAGACAGACGCTGCCTTGGGGTGACTCGTCAAAATCAAACCAAGGCAGCGATCTTTTGACGGATCGCTGCACATTGCCCAACAAAACGTCAGGCTTTGTGTTTCCTACAACATCAAGTACAGCTTCAATCATTTAGGTGATCTGTGACTGGAGATGTGGACGGTTGATGGTAACGGTAATGGTTGAAGTCGTAGAAGTGACGGTTGTCAGGTTGGCTGAACGAGCAGCAACAACTTGCAAACCGGCAGATGCCAAGACTTTTACACGACCGGCTGTAGCCGACAAGAACAGAGTGACGTTAGGTGCAACGGTTACAGCAGTTTTCTTGATGACTGCATTACCAGCAATTTGATACCAACCATAAAGACCCGCTGTGCAAGCCGACATAGCGACTGCAACAGGCACGTCTTGAACGGCGGTGTTGACAACCAAAGTTGTTTGATAAGTTGTAGCGTTGTAACGCACAACCGAACCAACAACAGTTGATGCCACGCCTAACAGCAAGATGAACTCGCCTTCGCCGTAGACTGGATCAAATGCACGAACAATGCTACCTAAAACAGCGGGGGGCGTTGGAATAGTCGTGCCGCCTGCTGTAGTAGTACCAGAGTCTGTTTGGTTGATTTGCAGGAGTCCTGCACGGGGTTCGTCGAATGTATATGCCATGATGGTTTCCTTTAAGCGATCAGCACGCCACAGAACTGTGGGCCTGAAGATGTTAGATTCCCGGCAAATCCGATGAGCTTGACGATTGCGTCTTGGTTAACTGCTTGACGCTCGCCGCCGATTGGCACGAAATTACGATCAGCGTGTGGACGGAACATAATGTACTTAGTGTTCAAGAACCACATATGGTTTGCTGTTGCGGCTGAACCGATACCACCGTCCAGAACCACATCAGATGCCATACCTGCGCCGTAGTATTTCAATGATGCGAAACCAGCGCCAGCTGACGAATTGCCACCGTCCGTGATGCGTTGGATCGACTGCAACGATTGCAAATACAATTTGTAATAGTTGTTGTCGCAAACGATCAGATCAGGCTTGTCTGTTCCACGAATCAACTGAACAGCTAGAGCATCCATGTATGCTTGGATGTTCGATGCCGAAACAGCAGAGCCGCCGTTGGTCACGCCTGAGTAGGCAACAGATTGCCAAAACGTGAAAGTCGCACGGTTAATGCCGCCGTAAGTGCCGGTTGTTGGTGCGTCAGGAATTGCAGCACCGAGGCCGGTGATGTTTTTGCCTGAGTTGCCAGTACCGTCAAGGTAAATGTCACCCGAAATACGGTTAGCCAACTGAGCTTCAGCCACATTCATACGACCATCGAGCAAGTCGATAATTGCTTCTTTGCCGCTGTTCTGAATCATCTCAAGGCCGCTGATCGAAACTGCCGATGCGTACTGAGTAATTGAGAATTGGGCAGCAGAAATTGGGCTGTTTTGCGAAACGTTCAACACTTCATAGCCTGAATAGCTGTTGGTGTTATTGGTTGTTGAGTCGTTATACATGATCTCTTGCAAAATCACGTTACCACCTGAAAACGTCTTTACGTTGCCACGTTCTTTCAAACGGCGCAGTAAAGCGTTGTTATTTGTTACGTTATCAGCAAGTTCACCTGTGCGGCTTTGAATGTTAGTCGCAATGATGTCGCTGATCGAGCTATTGGCAAATGCCATAGTAATCTCCGATTAGGTTATCAAAAACGCTCATTAAGATTGTCAAATTGCTCTAACAATAATGAACGCCTATCTTGCGCTTTGGTACTCGTTGCTGCCCCTGGTGTGGAACTTTTAACGCTGACCGCTGCCGCCCGAGCTGCTTTCGCTGCCCTATTCGATTGTTCCCGTTTCGCTGCATCTGCTGCGCCCTGTGAGGCTTGCTGATGTTTCGTAAACAGGTCGTTATCTAGGCGTATTGCCTTTTGATACGCATCATCCAAGTCCTTTGCCACGCCGCTGTTAAGCAGTTGGATCATTGTTGGACGTGCTTCCTCAAAATACTCTGCTTTTGTCTGAAATTCACTAATTTCGTTCAAAAGTGCTTGATTCTGTGCTGCTTCCTGCTGTTGCTTCCAATTTAACACCTCGCCACGAACTTGTGCAAGCTCGTTTTGAATGGCGTAAAAATTAGGATCAGTCGGTTGAATCTGTACCTCGCCCATATTTATCCCATATTGTTGGGCTAATTGGGCAAAATATGCTTGTTTCTGTTGTGGTGAGCCGTGACGCAATACATTATCAGCTTCCATCAAGGCTTTTACCGCTTGCGGTGCTTCAATGCCAAGCCCACGAATGTTCTGCATATAAGGCTCAATGGCCTGTTGCATTTGATCGGCAAATTGGGCTTTCGACAGCAAAGGTTGAACCCCTGCTTTCATTTCTTCTTCACGTTTCCAAGCGTACTCTTTTAGCTTTGGATCAGCGGTTGTCCAAGCTTCGTGATAATCCTTTTTCCACGATGCTGGCGGTCTTTCCCAAACGGGTGGTTCTGTCGGTGGCTCAAGATCGGGTTCGGGCTGAGTCCTGACTGCCTCGACGGGTGTTTCATTCTGAACCTCGTCAAACTGCTGTGACAGTAATTCTCGACGATCTGGCTGTTCAGTATTGTCCATTCATACCCCTTTAGGTAAATTTACGGCGTAGTTGTGAAAGAATCTGATTTGCTTGCTTGTGTGTCATGTTGCCCAGTTGTTGCCGCATAACTTCCCGCCGTGTATCTTTTGGCGGTGGCAATTTGGTTTCCATCTTTTCGTTGCCCACTTCAATGCAATTGTGTTGCCTAAGATGGTCACGATGCACCGAACGGCTCGTAATCATTGAACCGTCAATCATAGATTTGTAGGGTTGAATGTCTGGCATCACCATTGGGCCAAGGCTTTCGTAATGCTCTTTTGAGCCTTTTTCGACTAATTCACCATTAACGTATATGTAAGTTTTTTTCATATCAGAGCTAAAACGTCCTCATCATCCATTTCTATGTGTTCGTTATAAATCCGGTTTACTCGATCTAAATCAGCCAACATTGCATCGTAATTTATTACCGCTGGCGCTTGGGCTGTAGCCTCAATCACAAACGGTTCTGCAATTTCCTCCGCAATCCTTGGTTTACCCTCTACTATTTGCTCAAATAACGCTAAAACCTCGTCCCGTCTTGCTTTTGCCTTTGCTGCCTCTGCCCTGCGGTGTTCTTCTTCCTTTTTCTTGCGTTTACCGCCATCGTGCATATCCATCTCGACGATGACAGGTACATAATCCCATGTCGCATCGTCCCATGTTCCGGTGTCCCAGTAACCGTTCATGCAAGTTCAACCCCAGAGGCTCTCCCGTCTGCGCCTCGGATAATTTTCTTAGGCGCTGCAATAACAGTCATCACGCCATTGATTTTATCCATTGCCATATTGTGCATATTGCTCATGTTGTCGTGCATCTGAACCATGCGGTTCATGGCTTGCGTCACATTGTCACCCAATTCTGCGGCAATCTTGGTGCTTGCAGCCTCTTGCGCCTCAAGTAACGGCAAGTCTAAGCCTGGGTTCGCCCCAATCCTAGCCACCATAATCTTGGTTGCAGACTCTAGCTCTGTTTTCCACTTCTCTAACTGTTCGGCAGCTTGCAACTTGGCTTGTTCCATTGCTTGCATATATTGTTGTTTTTGCGCCTCAAGTTGAGCATCTGCTTGCAGTTTCATTTGCTGCATTTGCACATCAGCTTGCGCTTTGGCTTGGGCAACCTGAATATCGGCTTGCGCCCTCAATTGTTCAGCCTGCGCCGTAGCCTGCATCTTCATCTGCTCGTTTTGGGATTGAGCTTGCATCTTCATTTGCTCAAATTGTTGCTCTGCCTGCATCTTCATGACTTCAGGGTTTGGCGGTAATGGTTGCTGCGCCATTTGCTGCTGTTTCATTTGCAACTGTTGCATAGCTTGGTCAATCGTACCCTCAATCGGTGCGGCCTTTTTATATGCGCCAACGCCAAATTTGACCAATTCGATCAGCATAGGCACTAACTCTGGCGCTTGTTGACCCATTGGCAACGCTTGCGTCAAGAACCCACCCATTGCTTGCAAGAATTCTGTACGTTCACGTTTATTTTGATTTTCGTCAATCTGCACTAGGCTATCGGAATCAACCTGAACACGGAATGATCGTAATGGCTTGCTTTGAATTAACTGTAACGCTTGTGGGATCAGCGCTTGATCTGCTGGCTGCATACTTTGTGCGGCAGCGTACATCAAGATTGTTGTGGGTTGAAACTTTGTGCAAATGACTTGGGCTTTTAACTGGAATAGCTCACTCGCAAACAGGGCAACATCTTCTTGCATCGAGCGCAAGCGCAATCCTGCATACTGACCCTTAATCTGTTGTGCCGTGGCTGTTTCGCTGGCAGCAGTCTGTCCCCGAACAATGTCACTAATACCTGTAATTTCATAGATTTGGTTTTTGATTTCATCTCTTGCCCGATAGCATTGCAATAGAGCATTTGACAGAGTATCCAACGGCAGCAAATCAATAGACCCTTTTAAGCCGCCTTTTTCAGAGAACGCCATCCACTTATCAACGGGAATAAGTGTGTTGTTATCGCCCTCAGTTAAAAGACGCTGCAAGGTGGGTTGTGATGCGTCATAGACCCCACGCACACGCAACGCCTTCACTAACCCGTCGATACGATCAGTCAAAATGTCTAATTCTGTGGCTTGGTCTTGATAAAGCACAAAATCAGGCACAGGCACAAGCGTGTCGCTCGTCATTGTGGCGTACAACGGTTTAGCGCATGGAAAGAAGTTCTCAAGCTCTAGAGGATCGTCACGTTCATCCAATATGTCTGGGCAACTCTTGCTGATCCAGTACACCTTGCCGCTTTCTTTATCCCAAATCTCGCAAATCTTAGCTCTTGTGAAGTCTTTGGATTGGGTCGAATACTGTTTATTTGTTTCAGGCCCTGCATCCAATGGAATCTTTCTAGCCATTTCCTCGCCAAATCGTTCGGCAAGGCTTTCTTTCGTCATGTACACCCAACGCCACACGCTCGTGACTTCTTCCCATGTTCTTGCAACAGAATGACCAAAGTCCTTCCAATGCACATAGTCAGTTGGCGCACACTCGTACTCAATTTCTTCTTGTGGCTCGACTTCCTCGCTCATAGCGCCATCAACGCCAGACATCGCAGTCTTGACCTGTTGACCGCCACGCTCGTCCGGTTCGTCAACGTCCTCAGTTATTTGATAGCCATCTTCAGGTTCATCTTGCGCCCGAACGTGCGGCTCGTACCGAACCCATGCCACGCCTCGACCACCCAAGAACCTATCCTCAACTGCGTGTTTCATGGTCGATCTGAAATCGGTGTAATGCTCGATTTCAAAGTCCAAGGCACGTTCAATGAGTTGTGCGGCAACACGGGCAACTGGATCATTATCCCCAAAGCGCTTAGCAACGTCTGCTTTCGGCAATCGAGCGTATACGGCAGGAATCAACGTCTGTACGTTAGACCACAAAATATTGAATTTAGCGGTTTCGTTTGTGTTCTGATTGCGGTTGTCATCACGGTAACGTTTAACAATCTTAGTGGTGCGGGCTTCCCACTTTTTAAATTCATTGTCGTATTGGCTGATCGTATTCAGCCACTTTTGAACACCAGTCAATGCTTCCATCTTAGTATCTCGCAAAAATTACGTCACGGTTAACCCGCCCGACAATCTCATAATCCCAACTTTGGAGTAATCCGATTGTGTCCTCGTCGGTGTATCCATAACGACTGCCCAAGCCTTTCAACTCAAGAGTGATAACCGGATACGTTTTTTTAATGGTTTTCTCAGCCCCAAGCAATGCTAAATGCTCGTAGCCTTCAATGTCTAATTGAATAAAGTCGCAATCATCTACTTCTAAAGAATCAATTGGCATGACCTTAATATCGTTGCCGGCCTTTAATTGGTGCGCCCCAATGTTCTCAGGGTATGGATGCTCGACTGACGCTGTGCCGTGTTTGTCACCAAATGCAGCCCAATGATGCTCAATGTTGTCGTGGTTAAAAACATTCAGTAACAAATATTGATAATTGACCGTATCAGGCTCGACTGTAATCACACGTTCAAATTGCCCCGCCATCGTAGCGGGATAAACGCCGATATTGCCGCCGGCCTGAATGACTGTGCGAAATTGGTTCAGATGGGTATAGCTCACATTTAAGTCTGGCAACTCAACTAAAAGTGCGTTAATGCAGCACTCGTCAATATCGGGAACTTGCCAGCCTTCAACCAATTTCATACGGTATCCTTGTTTGTTCCCACGGTCTAGGCTTGCCGTGGAATATCACAACCTTGGCGTCATCTAACCCTTTGGGTAACACATCAGCCTTAAAACTCACAATCCCATCTGCAATGTCCTGCCAGTACGTCACTTTGTCCCGCATATGGTGTTCGATATAGCTCTGATCGCCACCAGCAGCATACATTTGCAATGCGGCAAACTTGTCATACAAATCAACATACTTTGACCAATACATCATGCTGCTCTGCATGGCTTTCGGGTTGTACTGTCCCCTATAAACGTCACGCATAATCACAAAATCGTGCTGCTTTGCCGCCTCAATCATTGCCGTGCAGTCACCAGTTAAAACAGTATCAAGATCAAAGTACAGCGCACTTGGTAGCCGAAACAACTCCATCTTTGCCCACCAACCAACCCAGTCATGCAGCAAAGGGATGGTTTCGCACTCTAATTCCATGTCTGTCAAGCACACAAACTTGTGCGGTGGCAAATATTTAGCGCACATTTTTTCAAGCGCATAAACGTGTTCAGGCTTGAAATCACCACCAGACCGCAATACGCTTGCTACGATCATTGCGTGAAGATACCTACCGCCATGACTTCAACGCCTGCGCCAGTTGTAATCTTCCAAGCGCCGTTTGCAGATACTGCGTTTAGCTCGATGTTATACACACCAATGCCGCCGCCGACCGCAGCTGGCAACACAGTATGCGTCAAAATGCCTGCGCCTGTACCGTCAACGATTTGAACCGTTGAAGTCAATGCTGTGGTAACTGTACAAACTAATCGATGAATATAATCACCAATTGCGCCTGTGCCGCCTAAAACTTGCGCTGATGAACTTGCTGCAATGTGTTCGTACTGATAACGATAGGGATTTGATACGCCACTCATAATCTGCTACTCCTAGTTGGTTTGTGGGTTGCCCACATATCATTCAATGTAACTGTGTTTTCAGGCCCAACAATTAACGGCTTCTCAACGTCCGGCGGTTTAACCTTTGGCTCTAACCTCCAAGCAATCGCCAACATCCTAAATGCGTCTGCTGGATGGCTTGTCCAATCATGCCTGGGCGTTTGCCTAAACGCTTTCTTGTCCTCGTCGTATTCCCGCTGATATTGCCTTAAAGCCTCTAACCCATCGTGCGTTCGTTCAGCATCAAACCAACACATTGGCAGCATTTGTCTGACCGCCTGAATCCCATCTTGCACCGACAAATTAGGCACGATAGCCATGTTGTTGATGCCTAAATACTCACTTAACTGCTCAATAACTGACTTACCCGCTGCTGCTAGTGTTTTAGCCCTTGCATCATGGGGTAGGTAATGTTTTGCGTATTTATACGGCTTTTCTACGACTATTTTAGCGATTTCTGCAATGTTTGCACCACTTATTGCAAAATAATCAATGATGTGGATTTCGTTGCGTACCACCTGATACCACCAAATAGCCGTGTCATCACGATAACCCAAGTCCCAAGCCGTGTGCGTAGGTAGGTGCGGATCGTAATCAACACGCCTAACTTGACCGGCATCTGTTATCTTGCGTATGTCCTCGCCATAGAAAGCGCCAAGGATAGCCGCCTCAAATGAACACTCGTACTCTTGTAGGAACTGGTCATCGCTGATCTGTGCGGCAGCTGCCCGTAGCTCTGTGTCAGGCAGTAGCCCAGACTCACTAGCCTTTAAAACAAGGTGAAACCACTCGTCAGGCGTTTTTTTGGCTGTTTCAAATATCTGCCAAAACTGGTTCTTTCCTTTTGGTGTACCGGCGAACACCGCCCAACCCTGCTTGTCTGACAATGTAGGTCGGATAACGTTACCCCAAACTGATGGCCTGAAGTCCCCGTACTCGTCCATAAACACGCCATCAAAGCCTAGCCCACGCATTGCATCTGCATTGTCTGCGCCGAACAGTCGTATCTTTGCGCCAGTAATCAACTCAATGGTCAACTCGGCCTCGTTAGATGACGCTAAGATGGGTCGAGCAAAGCGTTTAAGATAATCCCAAGCCACAGACTTAGCCTGACTTCGAAACGGTGCAATGTACGCAAATAACGGTTGTTCGCTCTTGCACATGAGTGCAGCCCGAACAATGTCGTTGATGGCTGCAACAGTCTTGCCGGCTCGACGGTGTGCTACTAGGCAAGCCCAACGCTCGGTGCGGTTATGAAATGGTTTAAACGCAGCCCGCGGCTTATACGGGATGGTTTCTACTCGTCTTGCCACTTAACCACCAACTCAATAGGTGTGTTGTCCACGCCACTATGTTCGGTTCGTGCAAGTTTAGGTGAGGCAAACTCTGCTAGTTGGGCAAGCAATGTTAAAGCACCCTTGGGGTCAGGTTTAACTTGATCGCCATCGCCATTAGCAACGGTTTCTAACCATATGCCTACGTTATCTGCGTTGTTTTCGAGCAATGCTGTCACAGTTTCTCTAAAGACTTTGGTAGCCTTGTTGACGCTGCCCTTCTTTCTGCCCATGCCTGCCGCTGGTGGTCGGGGTCTAGCAGATTTCACTTGTTTACTGATTTCCATATCTTTCTCAATTGTCGTAGATTTAAGATATTTTAAGTTTAACTTACTTATTTCGTTCGCTGATATTTTTGGCTTTTGCCCTTGCATCTTCTTTGCTTGATGCGCCCCATGCTTTTAAAGCTAAAGCTAGTCTGGTCGGTTTGCCATCTTTTTCCATTGGCCCTGGCATATTGCCCATTCGTGCGAGAAAACTAGCTCTGCGTGGGTTATCGCCTGACTTGACTGGTGGCTTGAGGTTCATGCCTTCCGCTTTGGCACTTGCTCGACCTTTGGCATTTAAACCGCCAGCAGGGTTTTGCCCTTCTTTGCGTTGCCAAGCCGCTGTCATTTCTTGCTGTCCTTGGCTGTTTTGGCTGATTCTTTAAAATCTTTAGCCGTGGGTGCGCCTGGATCACCTGGCTTTCTCATGTGTTCGCCTGACCCTGCTTTGATGCGTTCTTGTTTGGCAAGAATATTGGCATAGAGTCCAGGCTTATTCATTTGAACGCCTTTAGCTTATAAAGTGTTGAGTCGATCAAATCAGCAATCTCGTCCACAATGTTCTGTAGTTCTGAGTCTTTAGGCAGTTCGTCACGAATGTCTTTAACGAATGCTTTTACACCTGTGATGTATTTAACCGGATCGGTGGCTAAATGGAAATCCTTGGGATAACTCTTAATGATTGAGTATGCCCCTTGATATGCTTCTGCCCACTTATCGCCTAGCTCAATGATCGTGTCATAGTATTCGTTCAGCGCAACGTGTTTGGCGTAGCTGTCCGTTTGCAAGTGCATAAAATGTGCATTTGTCCCGCTGTGGAACAAAGTTGACACGAATACGGCAGGATAATCCATAGTAACCCCTGTTTCTTTTATTATAAATCAATCGGTTAGCAACGCAATAGCCTCGTCTACCGTTTCGATACGCGCAATGATGCCGCCTGACCACGATTCATTGAACTGTAACTGTTGTGATGTAAATTTTGCTTTACTGTCGCGTTTTACTTCAATAAGATAAGTTTTGTTTCTAAATCCGACCAACAAGTCTGGACAGCCTTTACCGACCCCCGATAAGTCCACAACCGTTGCACCAAACGTTTTAAGTGCGTGGACTATATCTTTTTGATTGCAATCGACTCTTTTGGCTCTCATAAGGTAATTTTATGTCACTTGTGTTCACAGATGATGATTTCATCAAGGTTTGGAATGAGTTAGGTAGCCCGACATTGGTGGCTCAGCGGTTAGGAATCGCAGTACGCAATGTTTACACTCGCCGCCGCACAATTGAACTCAGGCACAATTTAAAGTTAAATACAACCAACTCGCTGCAAGGCATCACAACAAAAGTAAAAAAAATACATGAAACGCCTGGCAACATTCGCCGTGGCATTAAATTAGACAAGGGTATTGTGATTGTCTTTTCTGACGCTCACTTCTGGCCTGACGATACAACAACAGCCTTTCGAGCGTTATTACACTTTATCAAAGTACTTAAACCGTCGGTCATTGTCAACAATGGAGACGCTTTTGATGGTGGTGCAATATCCCGTTATCCACGCATTGGGTGGGATTCCAAACCTACCGTCAAACAAGAACTTGAGGCTTGTCAGTTTTATTTAGGGCAAATCGAAGATATTACAAAATGCCCGTTAATCTGGACTTTAGGCAATCACGATGCACGATATGAAACCATGTTGGCAAACCAAGCCTCTGCCTATGAGGGAGTCAAAGGATTTACGCTAAAAGATCATTTCCCACGATGGCAGCCATGTTGGTCATATTGGGTTAATGAAGATGTTTGCATTAAACACAGGTTTAAAGGTGGCAAGTATGCGGGCTATAACAACACTTTGCATGGCGGTACTTCTATCGTTACAGGCCACACCCATGTACTCGCTGTTCAGCCGATTACCGATTACAACGGCACAAGGTACGGTGTCCAGACGGGTACATTAGCCGAACCCAACAATATGCAATTTGCTGATTACACAGAAGATAACCCTAAAGATTGGCGTAGCGGGTTTGCGGTGCTAACTTGGGATCGCGGTGAGTTGTTAATGCCCGAACTTGTGCAAGTATTTGGTGAAAATGAGGTAGTGTTTCGCGGCAAGATCGTCAAAGTATGAAGCTCACACCTAAAATGCTTGCGTCAATCTATCTAATGCTTAGAACGTTCAAGCCATTTTGTGGATGGCATCTACCGGAAGTATCATCTATTGAGTTTAAGATAACTAATGAATTTGATGTAATGGGTACATACATCTTTTGTGATCTGACAGATAAACATCAAATAACCATCAGTCGAGCGCGAAATGGGCATTTATCTACTGTCATCCGCACGTTAGCCCATGAAATGATCCACCTTAAACGTGCCAATACGTCAAAGTGGGACAAACACGACGCTGTGTTTCGTAAGTTGGCGACCCAAATTAGCAATGAATTGGGATTTGACCCGCTTGAATTGTAATTAATCACCACAAAAGCAGGCAATCCCTTCTTCGTCTGGGTCAAATATGGTCTTTTGATCTGCCGCAAACTTGACCATACTTGCATAGCCAGGTCGATCTTGCCTAAATACGTTGCCACTTGCCCTTGTCGCTAAGGACAATCCTTCCATGTTTGCCCACCATGTTGCACGTTCTGGTTTTTCGGCTATTAACGTAGCAACTTGGTTGGCTGGTTTTAAAAAGCATAAATCACAATTTCCTGCCAAGGTGCGTCCGTTATATGTTGGCAGCTCGAGCGTGAAAGATTGTTTTTCCCAAAATTCAGAAATATCCTTTATTGTCACGCCGGCCGTAAATAATGGAATCCTGCGTTTGTCAGAAATTTTAGCTGCACGCCTTGCTTCGTCGTACCTTAACCCAATCCAACCAGACAAATTTTCAACGTCTGATTTTGTCCAATCTGCAAATAAACCAGTTTGCACAAGAAAACACGCCATTGTGCGTATTTTTAACTCTGCGGTGCAATATCTTGTAACTGGATTTGGCAAATACTGACGTTTCCGAATCAAAGCCTCAAACGGCTCACCGTTCCTTGCTGCTGTTTCATAAGTGACTTCTTTGTACCTAAACGCAGGTTCATCGTGGTCTTGGTATTCCAACCAATGAATGGGTACATTCCAATTTACAGAACAATCATTTACAAATTTTAAAGTTGCCTCTTCTTCTTTGCCCGTATTGGCAAAACAGACAATGGCCTCATTAGGTAATACCCCATTGTGAGAGTCTAAAATCATTTTTAGCATATAGGCTGATGTTCTGCCGCCGCTAAAGCTAATTGATGTTGGCTCTGTAATTAAATAAGGGTTCATAAGCAATAGGTATTTAATAGTTCATCTTCTGTTAACCCATAGGTTGCTTCAAACGCTTTGCGGCCCAGCCCATGCACACCAGTTTTACCAACGTGGTGTTCAAAACACAACGGGATTACGTCTGAATTGCTGCGTTTCATGCCCATGCGCCTAATGTGATGAATGTGAGCCGGTGTTTCGCCATATCCTAAGTGCTTACACAAAACACAACCGATCTGGGCAAGTTTGTCGTAATGCTTTTTTTCAGATTTCGTTACCACTACGAGCCTTTTGATAAGTCCACGCTTCTAACCATTGGCACAATTCTTTTAAATCTTCAGCAATTTTAAAGGCTTCAAACATTCGATTGCGTGACACGGCATCATGATAATTCCGTAAACCTTTGTTTATTTTGATTAAACACTCAGAATAGTCAATCATATGCGCCTGAAAACATCAAAAGTTATGCATAAACCAAAAACTAACCACCAGCCCCACGCTGCGTCGAGGTGGCACAACACAAACGCTGTAAGCAAATAAATCATTTTGCCATCCAGTATAAGCCTATGTTTCCTAACGCATATCCTGCGTAAGTTATTGCCATAGGTACATTGCCCTTAAACACTTGCTCAACGCTGATGTAGGCGTATATAGAACCTGTCAGCACTATAAGCCAACTACTCATCGTCAAATTCTAGCTGCTCATTGTTGAAATCAAAAATTTCAGGGTCAAAGCCGTTAGCTTTAAGAAAGTTTTTAAATACATCAAAAATGGCTGACAAACCTTCTGCTTCAGTTACAACAATTACAGAAGTACCATCGTCTTGCTCGGAAATAAAAGATAATTTCATGTCAATCCTTTGAGTTCACTTCAATTAGTTTAGCTAAATAATGTTGCGCTTTCCTTAAATCCTCAATTCCACCTTTGTTTTTGTATCTAGTAACATATTTGATAACATTGCCTTCAAGATAACCAAGATCGTTAGCAATTATGTAGTCCCACGGTTGAATGGCAACTTGGTAATGAGTCCCGCCGGTTTGTGTGTCGTTTGCGTTCATTTGATTAACTTATCAATTTGTCGATTACTGGCCTGCTCTGTGCGCCAGGCATCGAACCTAAGCTGTGCGCTCGTTAGCCGCCACTTTAACAATTCTGCTTTCTCAGTTGCTGCCCCGATTGCATCACATAAGTTTTGATAATCAGGATGAGCGTAAGCCTCCCTCTCTTGAGCCGACACTGCGGTTTCGCCTGACTTCTTCATCAGAATAGCTTTTAGGCTTGATTTAAACGCTTCCAGTTGCGCCAGTTCGCCTTTGGCCTTGGCGTAGTGTGGTGCGTTGTCGTAAATGTATTCTATGCAAGGATGTGGCGAATATTCACTCATCCCGTTCTCCAATGTCATAGAACCAATCGTCACCAGCTGACCATTTGCGTGACCCGTCAACCGTCCAAATGTGGCGTGATGCCTGAAAGTTTGGAAAATCTGTCTTTGCCGGTATTAGCGATTGGTCATACCAAAGGCAACGGTTGTTGGGTTGCGCTGCAAATTGCCCATTATCTAACCGGATAAAGTTAAAACTCTTGTGTTCCTCTGCTTGTTCTGTAAAACCTGTGTCTAAGTCTTGCCCATCTGCACAAAAGTCCACGGTAAACAAATATTTGCCAAAATGCCATTCTTTGTCTTTGCCTAAAAATTTAACCCCAAGGTTACGCAATCCGATCTTTTCATGCACCGTGAACCTGTAACCCATGCAATCCCACAATTGCAATATGTCGTAATCCAGATCCCCATGCTTAGTATTCCAAACGTAAGCCTGAATCGGCAACTTGTCATAAAGTGCGCCGTACCGTGGCAATAGGCTTTCAATGCGGAACACTTGCCCACGAATTGCTTTAATGCTTACCCAAATACAAGGTTCAAGTTCACCGTGGCCTTTTTCAAAGTTATACAAATACTCACGCCGTACAAAACACTTAACTGGCGGCAAGTTTCCAATGATGTAACTCATACCAATTCCAATGATGTTTGAGCAACTCTTTGATTTTGCAAGGCTTTGTAGTCGTGATTTAACTCACAACCAAGATATTTACGACCTAATTGTTGAGCAACTTGTGCCGTTGTACCGCTGCCCATAAATGGATCAAGCACAATATCTCCAACGCGGCTACCTGCCATAATACAAGGCTCAATCAATTCTTCAGGGAATACAGCAAAGTGTGCGCCGTTATATGCCTTAGTATTAACCGTCCACACGCTACGCTTATTCTTCATTTCGTAATGATTTGTTTTTAAACCTGCCATCCTTGTACGACCAGGCGTATTGTTTAATCTGCTTACATCACGATCACGATTTGATTCGTCTGTAGTGTGTGCAGGTTCTTTGATTGCTTCGTTGTCATAAAAATACTTTTGAGATTTTGACAACAAAAATATATATTCATGCGCTTTAGTGCAGCGATCTGTTACCGACTCAGGCATGGGGTTTGGTTTGTGCCAAATAATGTCTTGACGCAGATACCAACCGTCTGAGCGTAAGGCAAAAGCAAGCATCCAAGGTATGCCGATTAGGTCTTTTGGTTTGCATCCATCAGGGACTTTATTGCTAAATACATTTCCCATTATTGCGCCAGTATTTGATCCTTGTTTTGCTAATAAAGCACTTAAATGCACAGTCCCATCTGGATTTCTACCTTTTCCCGATCCTGCATAACTATCCCCAATATTTAGCCACAAAACACCATCATCAGCCAAAATGTCTTTGACGCATCGAAACACCTCCACCATTGCATCAATGTATTGCTCTGGCGTTTCCTCCAAGCCAATTTGCCCTTCATGTCCGTAATCTCGCAACCCGTAATAAGGTGGTGAAGTAACGCACATTTGAACCTTAACGCCATCAATTGCCAACTTGCGCATCGTATCTCTGCAATCGCCAAATATGATTTTATTCATATCAAATCCATCTGTTTTGGCATTACCTTCCATTCTCGTTCGGCACGGCCTGATTTGCTTGGCACGTTGCGACCAGTTAATAGGATCTCGTGGTTGCGTTCTAATTCACTAAGCCGCCTCGCAACCTGATTGCCATCTAGTCCCGTAATCGTGGCTATACCGTCTTTTCCCATTGCCCCATACTTGCATAAGGCTTGAATAATTATCGTGGCGTGTTGAGCCGCTAAAGCCTTTGCAGAGTCAGCAGCAGCCCAACTAGTTGACGGGTCGAAGTTGCGGGCAACTTGGTTCATGTGTTCTTCTCCTTAAGGATTTGCTCTGTTTTTTTAATGTCAACCATCCAGCCACGGTCACAATCAAGTATGCCCTTAATATCTTCATCCGTCAGCCCGACCCATTCTTTGCGTGGTGGTGCGGCGTAGAGTGGTATCTTGAATCGAGTTCCTTCATGGTTTTCGCTTGAATGTTTGCAAATAAATGTATCCCAATTGCAATCTTTAGCTAAGTCTAAAGCATCTGCGTAAGCAACAGGCTCTTGCTCAGGTTTGGCTAATTCTTTTGGTGGGATGGAATTTAAATGTTTACTGTCTGTTGCTTCTACTAATGCCACCCATTGACCGTTTAAATTTTCAGGCAAACCAACAATTGAGCATCCGTAATAACCTTGATGTGTAACTTTATAACGAACACCATTTGCTAAAAACTGGATGGGTTCTTGCTCAGGATTGTCTAGCAAATCTTGGTAGTCCCAATCTCTATAATCGCTGCGTGGCTTTACGCTTTCTTGCTCAGGCTTGGCTAACTCCGCTTCAAGTGCTGCAATAGCGGAGTTTTCCAACGTTGGTTGATATTTAGTACCACCATCGCCAGCCCGTACTTTTTTACCGTTGATTAAAGCACTCAACGCTTGCTGTAATAGTTCACGGTTCATTGCATCACCCATGACATAAACGGAACAAGCCCAAAAATAACCCCTAAAAGTGCCAAACCAACCACCCAAGCAATCGGCGGTATGCGTTCGTCAGCTGCCGAATAGCGTGTTTGGTTACGCATTGTGCGAGTGGTACGACCTGTCCAGTTAGGATCGCCCAAGTCAGTCAAAAAAGGCCAGTTGCGCTTATTCATCGCTGCCATCTTCCTCGTTAGCTGTTACGGTTTCAATGTGGTTAACGTCGATAAAGTGTGTGTACATTGGCACAGCACACATCAACACCTCTTCACGGTCAATTTTGATGTACGGTTCGCCATTGCTGTCTGTTTTTACGCCATCAGCAAATTGATCCATAAGCTCTGCAATCTTTTTGTCGGTCAGCTCACGGCTAAGTTCACGCATCAATTGGCGCTTGCCTTCGTCTGTTAATTGTATGTATGAATATTTCATTTATGTACCTTTTTTCGTGGTTGATGGCGTGTTGCCATGTAAAGATATTAAGATAGCTAAACAATCAATGCAAGCGTTATTTATAGGGACAAACCCTAATTGTTGTATTTTTGTTAAAGGTGCGGGTACTCGCTGAACAAGGAGTGTGGAGGGACACGGCTTTCCCCGCAATTTATTATAGGTTGTTTTTACGTTTGTAGAACGCTAGAAGATACTGAAAGCAATCCCATGCAGAGGCTAAATCATCTTCTGAATGTTCAATCAGTTTCACATCGCCTTCGGCAGTAAAGAACACATTGGCGCATCTTGCTGTGGGTTTGCCAAGGCCAACACGGTAAGCAGCCAACTGCATGATTTGTTCGTGATACGGCACAACTTTGTCGAGCTTATCTTTGCTCTTAAAGTCAATCACGATGTTTTCAGCAATTAAATCGACTTTGCCGCCAAACCCCTCATAAGCAAAAGATCGCTCTGCCTCCCAAGTCTGGTCATGCCCAAAGTGAATCCTGATTGACGCATCAACTTGGTCAACGTAAACAGGGTAATCGTCACGTTCGCCACTATAAAACCGTTCCAACACGCCGTGCATTTGTGTGCCACGATCCATAGCGTCACGGCCTGTACTCTTGCTGTCGGACATTACTCGCTCTAGCCAGTTTTCCTCTGTTTCACCAGCAATGCGTGGCAACGTCAGCGCAGCCAGTAACACTTGTTGTTGCAGCCAGTTCGATAAGCCAGGCTTGGCAACCAATCCTAAAACCGTTGTTACCGACGGTACTAGCTTAAGTTCTCTTGCGTCACGCACCGTGGTGTTGCGCTCTTTTCCGTTTTTGCCAATAACCCGATACGCTGGTGAACCGTCAGCTGCGTACCAATGGCCTGATTCTGAGTCTGCTGATTTAATAATCATTTTTGCACCTGTTTAGCTAGTGTTTTAAGCATCTCAATTGCATCCTGCAAATCTTGCATGGCTCTAGCGTCTAAAACCATGCCTTCGTACCATTGCTGGATGCGCCAACTAATTAAAATTGCCTCTTCCGTCTGATTCATCAGAATGGTGGATCGTTAAAGTCAGATTCCATTGGAACAAACGTACCTTCCTTCATAGCGCGATAACCACCATCTGGCTTTGGTTTAACAGGTTCAGCAGCTGGTGGCGCTTCCTCCGCAGACCGACCACCAAGCATCTGCATTTGGTCAGCAACAACCTCCGTTGTGTATTGATCCACGCCATCTTTGTTCTGCCACTTGCGAGTGGTCATACGACCCGCTATAAAGACTTGTGAGCCTTTTTTTAGGTAGTCGGCGCATATTCCTGCCAACTTGCCAAACGCTGTGATCCTGACCCATTCTGTCGTTTCCTTGGTTGCGGTCTTGTAACCCACAGCAATTGAGAAATTACAGATTGCATTACTGTCAGCGGTGTAACGTACTTCAGGGTCTTTGCCCAAACGCCCAATAAACTCGCAGCGGTTAAGATCGTTTGCCATTATTGTTGTTCCCAGTTTGCTTTAAATTGATCGTATGCAGCCTTCAATGGAATCTGTTGCTCTTTCAAGCAAATAGTCCATGCTGCCCTAAATATGTCTTTTAAACTTTCGTAACTAACCGCTGATGCCATTTGAGCAATGGTGTTGTCCAACTCAATGCCTTTGGGTTTCTCAATGACTTTAACTGGCGGTGCTTTGGTTGCTGCATTACCGTCATCATCTTCTGACGCAATGCCAAGCGCACTTTGCAAACTGTAGCGTTTTGCATACGAAATCGCTGAACCGTAACCTTGGGCATCTTGTTTACTTGCAGGAATAAACAACGTGCCACAAGACAGTTGCTCACCTGACTCATGAATAAGGACTGTTTCAACCGCTACGCCACCGTCTGCCGTATGCAACATCTGCACAAAAGCTAAACCGTTAGCGGACAGAGCAGGCCGCACAGCGTCAATGACTGATGCCAAGCTACTGTATGCAGATTTAAAATGGGGATTTTTACTATCTTTGGCTGCGTGTGACATTGCTGCCTGAGCCGTGACTAATGCTTTTGCTAATTCTTTCATTTATGCACCTGTATGTTGTCCTGACGGGTATGTCAGTGAGATAAATATTAAGCCAACTTAACAGATTCGTCAAATGATTCTGCAAACAAACACAGTCATGTTAAGATTGCTACATGAATACAACAGAAATCATTGATTGTTTAGGTGGCACTTTTGCCGTAGCAAAAATGTGCCGAGTCACGCCAGCTGCCGTTAGTCAATGGCGCAACAACGGATTGCCTGGACACCAACTTTTGCGAATAGCCGCCGAGCTTGAAAAGAAATCAAACGGAAAATGGAATCGTAAAATGGTTAACAACTGGCATGAAATTTGGCCTGAGTTAAACTCGTAAAGCCTTTAGCAAGCAGGAAACTCTACTGGTAAGGGTCGTGTTTCCGTCAGGTTAGCTTTAGACCTTGACACACCGGAAAGACGGTGGCACAATTTAGTTGTTATCGTGATGGATAATGAAGCCGTTATAGCTAGTGTCTGATCTCGCAAGAGATGATCCGCAAGGATTCCATCACCGGACACTAACTACAACGGCTTTTTTGTTTTAAAAGATAACTGTCAGGGCGCATTAGCTAATAGAGTGACCACTCGTACCCAGAACAGGTTAAGTTTTAAAGTTGTATCCCGTGTGACCCGCACGCCCTAGTAGAGAAATCGAACAGGATATAGACAGACTAGAGAAATCTAGTAAAACCATTTACTCTAAATTGTGATCTTCTACAGCTGCAAGGACTGCTACTGTTTTAGGGAGTTTAGGGGTGGGGTGAGCCGCCTGCCATAA